TGGCGAGACCGACCAGAAATTGCTCGGTCCTACCCGTGGCGGTGGTGAGTTTGTCGCAACGGCCACAATCCGCGACATCGAATATGACGGCAGCAAGGGCAAGACAAAGGGTATGCAGGTTGTGGATGACATAACGGCACAGTTGAACGTAACAAGCCTCAATGCATCCCTGGAAAGCCTGAAGCTGGCTTTACCCTACGCCAAGTACGACCAAGCAACCAAGACGCTAACCGTGGACAAGGACTGCCTCGGCATAATCCCGGATGAAGCCTACCTGAAGAACATAACCATGTTTGCCAAGACCGTGAAAGGTGAATACAAGAAAATCTCCCTTTACAATGCCATGTCCGAAAACGGCCTGACATTTGCGGCCGCACCGAAGGCAGAGGGCACAATCGCCCTGAATGTTTACGCTCATTGGGATGCCGTAGACGATACCACAAAACTGTTCGAGGTCAAGGATGTTGAGGGCATCGATGAATAGGGCAGGGAAACCTGCCCCCCCCAATTCTTTAAGGAGGGATAATATGTTAACGCTGAAACAAGGGCTGAAATTATCGGCCATAATCGACAAGCTCGACCTGAAAATAACAGACCCGAAAGCCGACGCAAACAAGGTAGGCGCGGATCTGATGATGCAGATAATATCAAAAGCACATAAAGCAGAACAGGAAATCTATGCTTTTGTGGCTGAGATCAAGGGAATCACGCCGCAGGAAGCGGAAAATGTTGACCTTATCGGGTTTATCAAAGAGATAGCCGCCGATGCAGGTGTGGTAAATTTTTTCAAATCTGCGGTCAAATAAAAGGGCCGCGCATAGCTGAGTTATTATCAAAAACATACAATCCACAACTGATTATGGATTTACCATTATCGGTAGCAATTGATTACATTGTCTATGCGGTTGAACAGGAAAAAGAACAGGCGGCGTGGGAATTGTGGAAAACATTATATCCATTCATGGCAATTGAATGGCTGGAACCTATTAAGTTTGAAGAATTCAAGAGTAAACTAATCCAGAAGCAGTACAGGTACACTCAAAAATCGCTAGAAGATATCGAAAAAGAAATGCTGGCGGTTGTGGCGAAGCACAAAGGTAGGTGAGAACGTGGAGATTTTTAAGCTGTTTGGCAGCATCTTTGTAAATTCTGATGAAGCAGAAAAGAGTATTTCGAGGACCGAGGAAAAGGCAGAAAGCCTCGGCTCGAAGCTTGGGAATGGCATCAAAACCGCCGCAAAGTGGGGGACTGCTATTGTCGGCGGGGCTACTGCAGCCGTCGGTGGGTTGCTGGCTGTAACTAATCAAACCGCAGAATATGCTGACGAGATAGACAAGCTGTCGGAAAGAACCGGCATAAACAGGGAAGAATTGCAGAGGTGGAAGTATGCAGCTGCACAGTCCGGAGCCGACATAGGCAAGCTCGAAGTTGGCATAAAAACACTGTCCGGATATATGGATGATGCTATGAACGGCAGCAAGAAAGCCACAGATGCATTTGCCGCTCTCGGCATTAGTGTGGATGACCTCCGCAACAAGTCTCAGGAGGAGATATTTGAAGAAGTCATGAAATCCCTGGGCGATATGGAGCAAGGCGCTACACGAAATGCTATCGGCGCTGATTTGCTTGGTCGGTCATACACGGAGCTGCTGCCACTCCTCAATGCTGGAAGCGACGGTATGCAGGAACTGAAAGATAGGGCTGACGAGCTTGGCATCGTCATGAGTGAAGAAGCCGTCAAGGCAAATGTTACCTTTGGCGATACTTTACAGGACATCAAAGAATCGTTTGGCGGCATTGTGAGAGGTTTGACAGATTCATTCCTTCCCATAATGCAGCAGTTTGCTGATTTTATAGTCGCCAATATGCCAATGATACACGAAATCATGGGCAATGTATTCAACGGCCTCGGCGAATCCGTTTCGGCAGTAATACCGATACTGATAGACATGATACAGAACAGTCTGCCGCCATTGATTGAGCTCTTTACGGAGATTGCCTCAAACATTTTACCCGTGTTAATAGAGCTCTTTGGGAATATCATTGCTGACGTTTTGCCTGCCTTTATTGGTTTGTTTACGGATGTCATCCAGGAAATTGCGCCTGTATTTATACAGCTTATGGAGGTTGTGGTAAACAAGGTTCTGCCTCCGTTGCTTGACCTGTTTTCGATCCTTATTGGAGACATTTTGCCTCCATTGATTGAGTTCTTTGGCGAAATTGTCAGCACCCTGCTCCCGCCATTAATTGAACTTTTCAGCCAGATTATAGATGCTATCATGCCGGTTATTATTGAGTTATTTACGACCTTTACGGAGGTGGTCCTCCCTCCGCTTATGCAGCTCATAGATGAGATAGTGCAAGTCATTTTACCTCCGCTACTTGTACTGTTCAACGAGCTTGCGCAAGTAGTCCTGCCTTTAGTCATGACGGTATTTGAGGCTATGCTGCCCGTCATCGAGCCTATCATGAACACCATTGCTGATGTAATTAGGATTGTGCTGGCACTCATCAAGGGTGACTGGGAAGGCGTGTGGAGCGGCATAAAAGAGTTTTTCGGTTCTGCGCTTGACTATATCGTAGCGTTAGTACAAGGCTGGGCAGAGATTTTTGGTTCCATTTTCGAAGGCGTTAAAAAGGTTGTCCTCGGCGTGTGGGATGGTATTGTGAGCGGCATAAAAGGTGCAATCAATTGGGTAATAAACGGTATAAACACGTTCATCCGTGGCCTAAATAAAATCAAAATACCTGATTGGGTCCCGGGCGTCGGCGGCAAGGGCATAAACATCGGGGAAATACCCACGCTTGCCGAAGGCGGTAATATAATTCGAGGCGGCACAGCTTTAGTTGGCGAACGTGGCCCCGAGCTTTTGCATCTGCCTACAGGTGCACAGGTTGAGCCGTTAGACAAAGAATATGTGATACATAACTATACTGTCCTCGATGGGAAAATTGTAGCAAGGTCCACAAGCCGAATTCAAGCTCAAACTAACAGGAGTAAATCTCGGGCATTAGGGGTGATGCCGGCATGATAAGCTTTGAATACAAGGGTATACGCGGGAGCGAATACGGTATATATTGCAAGACCGTAAAGCGCTCTCTTCTACCTGCTTTAAGGCGCAGGGAATTTGAGATATACGGCAAATCGGGCATCATAGATATCGGAAACAATGATTATGCGCCTAAGATTATGACCGTTAAGTTAACATATATCGGGGCCAATCTGGTAGATTTGAGGAGTAAGGCGCGACTTTTGGCGTCATGGCTTAATTCATCCACCTGGGGGAAGCTCATTTTTGATGATGAGCCGGATAAGTATTATCTGGCCAGAGTCAAGGATGGTATCGATTTGAGTAACATTCTGATGGCGGGCGAAATGACTGTGGAGTTTGAATGTCAGCCTTTTGCATACATGTGTACCAGTACCGGCTCCGATCCAACCTGGGATGAGGCAGATTTCCCGTGGATAACAGATATTCCATGGAATATGGTTCAATCCTATCAATTTTCAGCAACCGGAACGACCAACTATACGTTTGAGCATCCTGGAACGCAGGAAATCGGGTGTAATAGTCCCCAGGGAAGCAAGTTCAATTTGATAATTTCTGGGAACTGGACAACACTTGCAATATCTCTGAACGGGAAAACAATCGAATATACGGAGGCCGGCTCTGGAACTCTCATAATCGATAATGTCGAGATGGAGGTAAAGTTGGGCGGGGTGAATAAACTGTCCAAGCTCGATGGGGATATAGACAGCTTCTTGCATGTAATACCGGGCTCTAACAAGTTAACCGTGGATGGAGCCGCCCTGGATATTACCGTAACAATAGACTTTACGCCCATGTGGTTGTAAGGGGTGATTTTATGATTAAATTACTTAATGCCAGCCTTGAACGGCAGGCGGTACTTAAAAATATAATAAATGCGAATCGATTTGAAGAAATCAATGGCGAGAATACCCTTGAGTTTTCCGTGCTGCTGGATGAAAAGACAAGCGCCTACATCGATGAAAACGCCATTATTGAGCTGGATGATGACTATTATGATATCGCATATTTCAAGAAAAACCAAAACGAGGACGGTACTCTGACAATTGATGTAGAGACAGAACATATTTCATACCGTCTCAATGATCCGGACTATGACATCGAGTACTTTACAGCGACAGGTTCACCAATTCAAGTACTTACAGCAATATTGAACGGTACAGGCTTTACAGCGGGTACGGTTGAGTTTTCAGAGAATGTGACATATTCCATCCAGGAAAAGAAATCCCGTCGTATGATGTTAATGGAATTTGCTACTCTTCTTGGTGGAGAGCTGGACTTCGATAAATTTAAGATTTCGATACTTAAACATAGAGGCAGCACGGAACCCAAATTGCTAACTAAAGGCAGAAATATAAAAGTGGTAAGCAAGATATTCAATAAGCGGGAAACCGATAAAAACGGAAACCCACTTGTTTCGTATACATGCGAACCGATTATGCTACCCGAAAAACCTCTTAATCTGGGTGACGAAGTACTTCTTGTTCAAAAGGACCTTAATGTAAAAGAGCAACTTCGCATTGTAAGAATTGGATATAATCCATATAACCCAATTGAGTCAGATATAGAGCTTGCTAACTTTGTGTCAGGCCTTGAAGATGATATTTATCGAATACGAACCACAATGGTGACTAAAGAAAAAGTATATAATGGTTGCCGTATAGGACCAGATGAAGGGTTTGTTGCTGAGAGAAGCGACGGAAAAGCAAAAACAGTAATGAACGCAACAGAAGGCATTTCAGTATACAGTGATACAGGGCAAGGACTTACGAGAAACTTTTTTGTTGATACAGACGGACGGATTAAGGCACGATCAATTGACATACTTGAAGATGGAACGTTTGGTGGAAATATCAGCACTGAGAAAAATGCTCAGGTTGGTGGCAATCTCTATATCGGAAAACAAAACGTATCGGATACAAAAAGAATTTGGTTTAACAATTATATGAGCATTGAGGCAAAAGCTGACGGCGGTTGGGTAATCAAGTTTAATTGCGGCATTCTTGAGTTCATAGGTTCGCTTCGCGGTGAATGGTACTTTAACAACGCATATGTTGACGGGTTGGAGAATTCTGGATATGCCAAACAATCAGATATTGATGAGGCAATTGCAGCTCACATTGCACAATATCACAGTTAATAAGCAAAAATAACGATATGTGACAAATATATTGATATTTATATGTTCTTTAATATAATGGTGCTTATAGGAGGTTGATAATATATGTGGAAAAAAGTATTATCGATTACCCTGATATCAACCCTTGTAAGTACCATTAGTGCTTTTATAGGGGTGATAAGTATGGCAAATAAATATTGTAATCTTCAAGGTACTCAAAAAATCTCGGAAAGTTATAATAATATCAATATTGGTTTTGATAGAGTTGAAGAGGACTTAAATAATGTAAATAAACGCATTAACGATATAATTACTACACCAGCAGGTAGCGTTTCAGCACAGGAAATAATTGACGCAAGAGACGGAATGCCTACTTTAGGTGAAAAAATAAGGGGTATTGAAACGCAGATAAATACTCTTAATAATAGCAAAGCTGAGAAGACAGAGGTAGTTTCGTTTTTGAGTGAAAGCAAAGCGTATACTGATACGAAAGTTACAGCCGTAGCAAGTGGTTCTCCCAGAGGTGTGTATGCTACATTGTCAGCATTACAGTCCGCTTATCCGAACGGCACTACTGGCATTTTTGTAGTTGCCGAAGACGGTAAATGGTATTATTGGAATGGAAATGCATGGACAGCAGGTGGTATTTATCAAGCTACCGCTATTGCGGATGGCAGTGTGAGTAGAGATAAATTAACTGATAGTTTTATGCTGAATGGTTCGCTTACTGCAGGAACGGACCTGAATACGGTTCTTAAAGAGGGTAACTATTACGGTAACCCAGCAGGAAGTTTTATAAATGTACCTGAGGATTTGGACTCCAATACAGGATTTTTGCTTCATGTGGAGAAATTAACTGATAGATGGTATAAACAGACTTTGTCTAGTTTGGATGATTTTTCTTATACATGGACACGAAGAGTGGATGCAATTTCTACCGGTCATACTCCTTGGCGTAAGTACAGTGATGCTGTTTATAGATTCCCTTATTTAACATCAGATGATGATTTGAATGATTATCGTACTGACGGTAGATGGGTTGCTGTTAGCCCGCAGAATGCACCGTATAGTAGCGGTAATTACTTATTCGAGGTTAAAACATTCAAAACAAATAATTCGCTTCAAAATTGGGTATGGGGTATACAAAGTTTGTGTTGTCTTTCTTCTGAACTTGAAGAATTAAGATTTTTTGTCCGTGGATTCTATTTAAGAGATAACGGAACTATACTTTGGACACCCTGGACAAGGTTAGATAATGAATATCCTTCTGCTAATAATACGTTGTATGGTAAGACTATAGTCAACTTTGGAGATAGTATTTTTGGTAACTTTAATGATAGTACCAGCATTTCTTCTTATCTTGCCAGCCTTTCCGGGGCAACTGTATATAATGTCGGTTTTGGCGGTTGCAGGATGTCACAACACTCTATGTATTGGGATGCTTTCAGTATGTATCGACTGGCTGAAGCAATCGCTAATAACGATTTTAATTATCAAGATGAAGCTATTGCTAATTATAGTGGTTTTCCGAGCTACTTTTCAAGTCATTTAGAGACATTAAAAAATATAGATTTTAGTAAGGTTGATTATATTACGATAGCTTACGGAACCAATGATTATACAGCAGGCATAGAGATTGAAAATCCCGATGACCCTGAGGATGTTACTACATATAAAGGTGCATTAAGATATTCATTGAGACTTATTTGTGAAGCATACCCTAATTTAAAAATTCTGGTATGTACGCCAATGTATAGATTTTGGAGTAATGAAGATGGATCTTTTAAAGAGGACAGTGATACTAAGACTTTTAATTCACATGGTGATACATTACCTGAATTTGTTGAGGCTACCAAGGAAGTTGCGAAAGAATTTAAGATGCCATATCTTGATAATTATTTTGAACTCGGTATTAATAAATACAACAGATTAGAATACTTTACAACAACAGATGGTACACATCCTCAGGCTTCTGGAAGAAAGAGAGTGGCCGAAAGAATTTACAATGCATTGAGTGAATTTTAATTCACTTTATAAAAATTAATAATGGTATTAAATAAGGACGGGTTAACAGCCTGTCCTTTTATTATGTCAAAGTAAGAAAAGAAAGAGGTGTTTATATGCCAGGCGCAGAGATAGCGCAATACGGCATCGGTTTTTTTGCCATAGCAGGACTTTTGTATGTCATAACAAAGTTTTTAGACAAACGGAAAGACACAGAACTTACGGAAGTGATTGAAAACAACACAAAAGCTTTGGAACAGGTAACTTCTGTAGTTCAGGCTATCCAGCTTTCACTCACACGCCAGGAAGCCAAAATTGATGAGCTGTTGGATAGGGCAAGGAGGTGAGTATTACGAATTACATAGTGGACCACATACCCAAAACAACACCTTACAAACGTCGCCCTGGCATTGCTTTGACTCCGCAGTATATTACGATACATTCGACAGCGAACCTAACCAGTACGGCAAAAAATGAGCGTGATTGGTTGGTCAATAAAAACAACACAGTTACGGCAAGCTGGCATATTGCAGTGGATGAAAATCAGGCTGTTGAAGCTATACCTTTGAATGAAGTTGCTTACCACGCCGGCACCAAAGCAGGGAACAACTCCAGTATTGGCATTGAGATTTGTGAAAGTGGAGACAGGCAAAAGACTCTGCAAAATGCAGCTCAATTGGTTGCAAAGTTGCTGAAAGAGCGCGGCTGGGGAGTGGACAAGCTCCGTAGGCACTATGACTGGAGCGGAAAGATCTGTCCACGGATATTCTACGATAACGGAAAATGGACAGGCTGGGAACAGTTTAAGGAAGCTGTTCAAAAGGAACTTTTCGGAGGTGATAACATGACACAGGATAAAAATCAGCCTTCCGACTGGGCAAAGGAAGCGTGGGAATGGGCAAAGCAGCAAGGTCTA